AAAAGCTTGCGCCCGTCCGTCTTTTTCAGAAATTTTGTATTTGTGTTGTTCGATCTCCGCGACCACCTTGTCATAGACGCGCAGGAATGCCTCGCGGTCCCCATTGGTGTGCATGTCGTGTGCAGCGTCTCCAAGGCGTTCCAAAGTTTTATACAGTGCTTCTGATTTGGGTATTTCTGTTTGGGTACCAAAGTTGGCGTTTCTTTGTAGGGTCATAAAAATACCCCAAGCAGAGTACCCATCTATTTGTGGGGGTACTTTTGTTTGGGTATCTATTGTTGCCCTACGAATGTCTCCTGGTCTGGGCATGAACTTTTCAGTAATCGCCAGTGAGAGAAAGGCAGCGTGTGCGTCTGCGTACTCGAGATCCCAGAGCAAGTCGTACCATGCGCGATAGACCGTCTTCTTGTCGACCTCATAGAGTGTCTGGTTATAGGTGGCGTAGACCTGGTCTACGAGGGGGATGAGTTCGTCTTTGGTCATAGCTGCGCTATCCAGGCTAGAGCCTTCTTGGTCATAGTGTCGTAGTCCCTATCACCCATCTCCTCTTCTAGCTCCTCTGCTGAGAATGGCTGCATGTCTAAGTACTTGACCCGTGCAAACAGCGTGGTGAATAAGATGGCGGCCATCTCTTCAGGGGTGCTGGCTATTCGGAGCGGTGTCTTAGAGAAGTTCAGCTGATCAGGGCTGAACATGTACTCGGTCATCTTGTCCCCTTCTGGATAGATCTATCTGAAATCAGAATGGATCCCCGTTGTCTTCCGTAACTATGGAGTTCCCCTCTGGGAGGAAGCTGATGAATCTCTCTACGTGCTCGGCATCACGGAGAATCAACTCGATTTCGTTATAGACCTTCTTGGCCGCGTTGCGTCCCATATGAAAGTCTGAGTAAGTGCAGCCGCGAATTGCGTCCTTGCAGTTCTCTATACCGAAAAGGTGAATTGCATTACCAATTGCTATATAGCGTTTGTGGTCTAATGCAGAAACTCTCTTTTTGAAAGTTAAAACCCAAAAGTCAAAAACTTCTCTGATTTTATCTTCAGGAACCATTTTTGCATTTTGAGTTTTTTCTTTTGTAGCTGAAGAAGGTCCTCGTCCCATAATTTCTAGATACTACATTACGTAGGATCTAATTTCAAGGGATTAGTTCTGATGAGGTTTGTAACGACTAAGAACTAAGGAGAATATAGTCTGTGTGTTACCCCTCCTTTGGAGGGGGTCCGGGGGAACCTTTTCCGATAGATCCCCTGAACCGTGGCAGCACAAACTAGACCTCTGAATTTTAGGCCGTAGGTGTCTCAGTGATGTGGCGCCACTAAGTTGTGAGAAGAACATAGCATCTCTTCCACCACCGTCGCAAGCAACTAGCCAAAATTCTTTTGCGATTTTTCTCGAGCTCATCTGGATAGATCTATCCGGAGTTGCACTCGCGCGCGGCGGGGCTGTGCTAAGTTATTGGCGCTGACAAGGGTCCCCCTTTCCCCTTGAAAGCTGAATCCCGGGTTGAGCTCGAAGGCGTTTTGTAGGTGGCGCACCTCGAGCTCCCCGGGATTCTTTTTTTGTTTTTAATTTTTATTCGGCCGCCGCCGGCCAGGTCAGATCTTCGGCGGGTCCCACTTGTCGGTGTTTCGGAACGAGCGCTCGAGCTCATCCATGATGTTGAGAATATTGTCGGACTCGTCGGTCGCCCGCCGGTCGATTTCCATTCTTTTCATTTTTCTAGTAAACGCGGCCGCCAATCTGGTTGGGATGATAATGACAGCTGAGCCGCCAATTGCATTCCAGTAGTCGACATCGAATGATCGCATGCGGCCAGTGAATTGATTTTCCGAGTAAAGCGCGAAGGCATCTACTGCAAAGTAGATAAGCGTGCCGACGGCAAAAACATTAATTGCAGCTGCCAGGATGGCCGCCAGAAAAATCAGCTTTTTATTTTCCATTTTTATTTCCTCCCAGTTAATGGATCCCAGCTGCCGGGCCGGCCGCCAGAAAATTCGTTTTTATTTATTTAATTCGAGGAGCTCGAGGAGCTCTCTTCCGCCACCGACGGAAGCTCGAGCTGGAACCATTCGACCTCAACCATCATTCCGATGGCACAGTAATTAATTACGTCCATGTAGTTATCTCGAAGTGATTCGTTCTTGGGCTCTGCAGCACGGCGTGCCAGATTTTCCAATCTTGCAATTTTGTCGTGAATTCGAACCAGGATTCCGATCCGCCCGAAACGCAAAATATTGTCATGGCCATAATCTTTTTGTTTTGAGATGATGACATCGAGGAGCTCTTGCGCATTTATTTCTGGTTTCACATATTTTCTTGATGCGATCCAGGCAACAGCTCCAAGAGTTTTCCAGTACTCGGCGTAACCGGTGCCCGGTGGAAAATCTCCCTTTTCGGAAATATTGATCATCTGATCCAGGAGGCGTCGCATCTCTGTGAGCCCGCCGGGAATATCTGTTTCTACAGATTTTTGGATGGCCGCCAGGCAGCGGCTGGCCGCGTCATCCCAGTAATCAGGATCTGGTTCTTGGTGCCAAAACAAAGTCTCTTCCACCACCGTCATGCTATCTGGTCCTTTCAAAATGTCCTCGGGTTCTTGCGGTGCTCTTCGACGGCGGCCTTCATCAGGTCGCTCATGAAGTCATCCCACATCTGGTCAGCTGAAGCCCCGTCACCACTCTCCTCAATGACCTCGCACATCTTAATTTTGTCTTCGATAAATTCTCGGTCGACTGCAGCAAGGATTGATACGGAGCTCGAGCTGGGCAAAAGCATAATTCCTTTTTTCCCACCGGTAAACTCTGGATCTACGTAGAGGATCGTGACTGTGAAGTCGCCGTCGGTGCCGACCAGGAGGATATTTTCCTCCCCGCGCGCGGCAGCATCCAGCTCTTCTTTCATTCGGATGGCCAACTCCTGGTTGTGATCATAAAGCTCCTCCATGGCACGCAGCAGCATCTCGTTAGCTTCAGGCGTCTTAGAGAAATCATCTGGTTCAGGCATATCCCCCAGCTTTCTTTAGTTTCAGTATCTTACCTGGCCGCCGGCCAGATGTCAACTTTTTATTTGAAGTTTTTAGTTTCCAGACTTAGTTCCCTGGTAAAAGAAAAAAGTGAATTATTATCTCGACCATGGACAACAGCTCAAGATTCCAAATGTATTTAAATGCCCTTAAGCAATTTTATTCCCGCGAAGGACATTGCCTGGTTCCGGCAATACATATTGAAATTTTCGAAGGAAAAGAAATATTTCTGGGAGCTTGGATCGGATATGCGCGGCAGCGTAAAAAGAAAAATCAACTTCCAGAAAATAGAATTAAAGAGCTCGAGGAAATTCCAGGATGGCAGTGGGGTCCACTTCGACCGGGCCCAGCTACCGATAAAAATCGAAATAATAATATTTTGGAGATGCGGGCGGCCGGTCATTCCCTCCGCCAAATTGCTGATGAGTTCGAATTGAGCCGGCAGCGAATTCACCAAATTGTGAAAAAAATTGATGTCTCGGATCGAGGACATCAAAGCATCTGATGTCCGTGCCGCCTCTTCCACCACCGTTGGGCAATTATGAATTTTCCCCGCGTCGCCCGCCGCAGGGCCGCCTCCCCTGGTTGAGAAAATCGATTTTCCGATTTTCTCTCGCTGCAGCTCTGGGTGCCGGGGCTCTGTTAGCGGTGCTCACCTTTCGGTAGCTCCGCCCCCCACCGATTTCAGGTTGGGCTTCTCGTCCATACACGTGGATGGGTGGTTGCGCATTGAGTCGACCCGTTGCTCGTGGGCCTGCTGTACTGAGACCCACATGCCACCCATGGGGAGGTTGAACATGGCCTTCTCTTCGTCTGTGAACTTGTCTGCAGAGCCCTTGTCGACCCAGCCATCTGAGTTCGACCAGTACAAGCCATCGCCATCTTCGATCAGCCAGCCCATGTTGACTGCCAGTCTCAGCGGTGTCCTGCGTGTCCCATCAGTCAGCATCTTCGTCTCCAAACGCTTCAAGCCATGCTCCGTAGTTCTCGTCGCTGTCGTCCATTCCCAGCGCCGTAATCCAGTCCTCGTATGTCGGCACGTCGCTCCATACGGGAACGCTATTCGAGAGTCTCTTGTGTTTCGTCATGTCGTCAACTTTCCTCAATTGTGTCAAAGCCCTCAAAAGACTGAGAGTACTGAGCATCGTCAGAAAGAACAACATTGATCTTCTCCATGAGAGCGTTGATCACTTTCTCTTTGTCCTTAGAGAGACAGTCTGAACAGTTCTCATGTTCTGAAGTGACAGTGAAGTTCAGTGAGATCGCATGGTTGAATTTTTGCTTTTTGATTTTTTGCATTTTTGCTCCTCGAGAATCGTTAGCTAATTTTGAAATTACCACTGCCCACTCACTAGTCGGAAAATTTCCAAACCAGTGAGTGGGCGAGTGTCGATCACGCCGTGGTCAGAGTGAAAGGAGTGAAGCACTGCTCACGACGTGAGTCGACACCCACTGGCCCTCCCCCGACGGAACGACCAGTGGGTGCGAGCGTCATGAGAGTTCGACCCCCATCTTGTACTTGTATGTCATCTTGAATTGGAGAGGCCAGCGTGACTTGACCTTCACTCCGTTCTTCATCTTCTTCAATGCGTCGACCGCTTCGGTGACGTACGGGAGAACGATGATGTTGTTCTTGATGCAGTAGTTGATGCACTGCATTCCAAGCAAGCCCGAGTAGCCACCGCTTGTCGGGCACACACCGCCGTCTGTCACCCAAATGATCGGTGAGCGAGACGACTGACGGTTCTTGACTGCCCACTCAATTGCAGGGAAGTCGACGCCGTTGCCGTGTCCGAACACGTCAGGCAGTTCGTTGACCATCTTGCCCTTGTCAGCAATGACCCACATGTTCGGACCAGTGTTGCCACGGTCGGTGTAAGCGACGACAGTTGCCCCCGGAGCATTCTCCACCATCTGACGAATTTGGTCATGAGTGAATGACATTGACCCCGATGCGTCGATGACGACGATGCCACCAGTCCCACGACTGACCTTGTCAAAGATTCGCTTCTCAGGGTCAGTCAGCAAGCGATGAATTCGGCGTGGCGCACGACCCATGTTCGATGCGATGCGCTTCTTGCCGATGTTGCCCTTCGTGTGCTTCGGCATTGCGCAACGTTCGATGCGGAGTTCTCCCCACTGCGGTGGCACTGTGCCGTTGTACTGATCGGGCGTGATTCCCTTGTACGGGTTGCCAGTTGCAGAACCTTCACCAGCACCGCCAGCGTTGGAGTGTCCACCAGCAGGGTTGTGCTTCTTCGGGCGACCACGCTTGCGTGGTGCTTGGCTCTCTCCTGCGTTCTCGCTCTCGCTCTCTCCCTCGCCTGCGCCAGTCGACTCAGCGACGCTCTCAGTCGGTTCTTCGGGAACAATGCTTGCAAGACGGTCGACCCACTCAGCGATGCGCTCAACGTGCGAGAAGCCAAGCGGTGCGAGACCAGTGCGCTTGTCGACCTCAGTCGATGCGAGCGTTCCAGTCTTGTACGCCTTCTCCATCTCCTTGACTGCTCGCTTGGCAATGTCAGTGAGGATGACTCCCCACTCACGGTTGTGGCGACGCACACCGTTCAGGAATGCCTTGTTCGATGCAGTGCCAGCAGTTGCGATGTTCATGAGAACGGCGCCATGCCAGTCCTTCGTCGCACTGACACGCTCGCCGTCAGCGGTCTCACCGCCGTCAGCCAAGTTGCCCTTCACGTCAAAGCCAGCCTTCTGACAGAGCAGGTTGACACGCAGTTCCTCAACGACAGTCATTGCCTTGTCAGTGGCGATCTTGCGTTCAATCCAGCGAGGGTAGGACTCAGCAGGAGAGACCTTTGCATGCATGAGTTCGTGGGCACGAATGACACGGGCAAGATCAGTGTCGTGAGTCGGAACCTTCATCTCGCGACCGACGATGTTGGTCATCGGCTCTCCGCGACGAGGGTTGCACTCGCTGACTGACCAGTTGCCGTGAGGTGTATCACGGCGACCGATCAGTTCAGGTTCAGCGATGATGGTGTTCATTACGCACCAACCTTGTCCACTGCAATTGCGTCGATGATGGATTCGGCACGTTGTCCGAAAGTGAGACGGGCTGCTTTTTCGTCGCCGTAGGCCTTGCGGATTTTGTCGAATGCCATGAATGCTCGCAATGAGATTCGGCGTTCGCCAGCGTCAGCCATGCGCACTGCGTAGTTGCGCAGATCAGGAGAGAGAGCCAGCAGAGCGGTCGGGTGCGGAGCGTTGATGCGGATGCGGATGGGGAAGCGGTCAGCCAGTGCGGTCGGCAGTTCTTCCATGTTCTCCACGTTCGTGGTCATGATCGCAGAGAAGCCGTCCTTCGGTCGGTGGATGCGTCCGCTCTCAGGGTTCTCCCACGTTGCCGACTCAGGAGAGTCCAGCATGGCAAGCAGAGTGGCGAACACGTCGCCCGATGCCTTGTCGACTTCGTCCACGATGAGACGACCGCCGACGATGCCGTTGCCTTCCCATGCCTTGACAGCAGAACCGTAGTTCCAAGTGAACGTGCCCTTTTCGTTCGGCATGAATGCGCCAGTCACGTCAGCATTGGTCATGTCCTCAGTGCAGACGAGACGGTAGGCACCGCCCTCAACATTTCCCATGTTGAGACCTGCGTAGGTCTTGCCGATGCCTGACGGCCCGAACAAAATGATTCGGTCGATGCCAGCGTTGAGACAGTCCTCAAATGCTTGCCAGCATTCAGGGAGCGTCGGGTTGGTTTGGGTGGTGGTCATTGCAGTACCCCTTTCAATGGGTAGTAGGTGGTTTGTATTACGAGACTCAGTTTATCAACACGCCTAGGTCATGCTACACCTAGTCTTTTTCGGCCTCACGGTCGGCCTTCGGGTCACGGATTTCCCACAAGCCCTTCTTGACCTTGCGGAAGTGTGGGGACTCTTGCAGGAACTTGAGAACGGTCGGGTAGGAAAATCCGGCCTGCTCAACCAGTGCGTCTGTCGTGTACTGCTCAAAGACCTTGTCCTTCGTCCAGTCGATGAACGTGTCGTACTTGTCAGCACGTTTCTCAACCTTCACTTCTGCGAGATCGTCCGTTGAGATAGTCATGTCGCACCAGTCAGAGACGATCTCAACAATGATCGCTTCCATGACTCCGTATGAACGGAGAGTGCGAATTGGGTTCCCTTTTTCACCTTCATTTTTCCATGTCAACAAGACATGCATTGCTCGCTCATACTCCCCAAGAGCAAAGCGATCTTCCTTTGGAATCGACCACTTGTCCCCATGCGTCTTGGCATGGGTTCCCCATCGGTTCTGCATCTCCACTTTGATGGAGTCGTGACTGATCGTCGTAGTAGGCATTGGTTCCCTTTCGTATGTACCGATTTCAGTTTAGCAACCCGACTAGGCCATGCTACACCCACCTCTTCCGCCACCGTCAGGTTGAATGGCGATTCTTTCTTGCGCCTAGCAATAGTTGTGTGCGCAATGTTTGCGTCCGCAATAGTTGCGTCTGCAAGTTTTCGCCGGGGCTTTCTAGCTGCATCTGCCCCGCCGGAGCCCCGTTGGTCCATGGGGCGCGCGGGGCTTTGGAACGCCTCAGTAGTACTGAGGACGAATTTTTCCTTGTGCAGTCATCCGCTGACGGAGCGTCGCGACGCACTCATAGAGTTCATGGGTAGTGATTCCCCACTCTTTGATCTGATCGTCAAAGTAGCCAGCCTCAATCTCGTCGTAGATGTTCACGATGGCATCGGCACCACTCACGCCAAGCGTGTAGTAGTTCTCCTCGAGAATTTCAGAAATATCCAACATTTGTGATTTTTTCATTACTGCTCAGTCCTCCTCGTTCATTTCTGCTTCGGCATGCATGATGGCCGTCTGTAGTTCTCTCTCGAAATCGACTTTTCTGTAGGCACACCACTGAATCACGTCGGCAAGCATATCTACGATCACGTCCTCTTCTTCTTCAGCTCCAACTAGGTCTGCGTATTGGACGATGACCTTTTGGGCCCTATCAAGAGCAAGAATCCTCATTTATTTCCTCCGAAATGAGCCCACACATCGACCTTCTTGCTCTTGTCTCTCAGTTCCAGCAACTCCTTCATGATGGACTCAACGGAGAACCTTGCCTCCATGTAGTCAATGTCCCCCTCTAGGCGCGACATGTCGTACTCGCCAGTTCCGATATCGCGCCTGATTCCCTGCAGAAAGAACGTTGCCTCAGTTACGGAGTCAAAGAGTTCGTCAAGAAGTTCTTCCATGCGCTCTTGGGGGTTAGTCATCCCATGCCCCAAAGTCCAGAAGAGCATCGTGAATCCAGTCCCAGATTTCTTCGGTCAAGTTGTTTTCTTCCCACGTGTCCCACTCTTTTACGACATTGCTCCAAACTTCAGCATCAGGTGGGTCGTATTTGCCATCATCGGTTATGAAACGGTTGAAAACACCCTTATCCCACCAGTCGATGATGATCTCTTCGTCTGGGTCAAGTTCCATAAGCATCTCAATTGCGTTTTCGACTCTCACAAGAAAATCCCTTCGTTCAGCATTTTTACGGCTTTTTCCACTGCTTTGCCAGTCTCCTCAAGTATGTCTACGTCGTAGATTGAGTAGCAACTGGCACAGACGTAGAGGCTCCCCTCCCACAGTCCATTCAGTACTGGCTCAACGGGAGTGCCATCTTTCAGGCACGTGTAGAAGCCGTCTTTATGTGGCTCGTTCCCACACTGGCACACGAGCCAGTCTACGGTTGTCTCCCTGAGATTGAGTGGCATTACTTCTCTACCCAACCCAGTTCGGCAGCATTGACGATGTCGTAGGTGATCTCTTCCATGAGTGGGCCGTAGTCCTCCATGTGTCGGTTGGAGTAGTAGAAGTCGTCCATCATGGTGCTGACGAGACTGAACGGGTCAATCTCGTCAGGGACGATGAGTTTGATGATGATTTCCTTCATTATTTCCCCTTCGTAGTAGTTGTTTCCAGTATAGCAATGCGCCTAGCGCATGCTACACCCCCACTTCCCAGCCGACCCTATCGGCTTCCTCGCAGATTTTGCTCATCATGTCGTTGCGCCATTCAGAGTGCTTGTCCCAGTATTCTATCTGCTGTTCGTCAGTTGCGTCGTCGGCAAGTTCTTCGTCCCAGTTGCAAGGCTCAAAAAACTGCTCAAAGAGAATCTTTCCAGCCTTCATCACATGACAACCTGCGAAGAATCCAGCCTCTTCGTCAAAGTCAAATGCAAAGCGCAGTTTCGGGAACATGGCAGAGATTTTCTTGTGAGCCTCATCGCCAGAACCCCATGGCAAGTCATAGACATAGACGACTTCCCAGAGACCATTGTTGAGTGGCTCCAGTTCGGAATCAACGAACGTATGGCAGTCGCCCCACTTGACGCCCCAGTTTTCGTACTGCCACGAATACCAATCGGTGGCTCCGTACTTGTCCATCATTTGCTTTGCAAGTTCAGACTGTTCTTCGCGTACTGGTGAAGTCACATCAAAGAGTTCCTTCGGGCAGGGGACGAAAGACTCAAAGATTCTGGTCTCAATCCTAGATGCCATCGGAAACTTTCCGACGAGTTCCTCCTTCTCTTCCATCAGAACCTTGGAGATGAAGTCCTTGACATTCTCTTCAGTTCCAGAGACAGCCATTCGTGTATTAGTCCAGTTCGGCATTGTTGCCCTTTCGTAGTAGGTACGGCTTCATTTTATCAACTCGCCTACCCCATGCTACACCTCTTCCGCCACCGTTGGGTTTGTAGAGCCTCCCCCTTTGCCCATTTTCCCACAGTGGGAAAATCCCACAGCGGGCTTGGCGCGGCGGGGCTCCAAAAGGGAGTGGAGCCGGCCCTACTACAAACCGGCTCCACGATCTAGATCTCATTGCCGTCTTGATCAGTGAAGATCAGGTCGTCAATCTCGTTTTTATGTCCCCATCCGCATGAGAAATCATCCTCGCAGTAGGACTCAATGCGCTCAATCACATCTTCAAGCGTGACTTCTAGGGTCTTTGGGTGTCCCCCAGAATCATCATTCCCGTTCACCCATATGGACGAAGTTCGATCTTCGAGAATGCTCTCTACGACCTTGGCCACGTCATATGAGATGACCCTTGTGACGTTGATTGTCTGTGGCATGTCGCTCATGAGACCACCCAGTAGGAATCTTCGCCCTGAACAAGGCCTAGGCCCGACCCGTTGTCCCATTTGACGAACACTGTGCCAATGTCGTCAATGAAGTCTACGACGCCCTCGTCCCCCGATTTGAGGTTTGTGTAGGGGTCGGACGTGCGCACTAGTCGCACTCTCTTGCCGATGAGGTCTCGCCTCATTGCTTCAATCGTTCCACGTGAAATCGTCCTCACAGGGTCACCTCTTCCTCTTCTCCTCTGTAGGGAGCATCCTGAACGTCTTGCCAGTCAGGCTCGGCTTCATCCCAGCGGAAGAGCCCAAGGATTTCGTCCTTGTAGATGTCAATCACCATGAGCCCTGCCTTGGCAATGACGTAGACGTAGTCGCACCACGAATCCTTGTAGTTCTCGGGGGTGTACCACTCATCTGCCGAACCTTGTAGTTCATTCCCAGCGATGCCGTAGCCTTCCACCACTTCCCAGCGGTCTTCTTCGGCAGGAACGTTCGACTGCCCTGCGTCGATGGCTGACCAGTAGAAATGGTCATCAACGAAAGTCGCCACGGCTTTATCAACGCCGTCACGCTTGACGATTCGCCAAATGTGCGCACCGTTATGCGTTGGGTATCCATCCCAATGCGCATACCTTCCAGCCCAAGAGTCGCCCTGTTGCTTGGCGATAATGCTTCTAGTTGCCACAGTATTACCTGCCTTTTGTAGTAGTAGTTACGTGTTTCAGTATAACCAAGGCCCTAGGTCATGCTACACCTGAAAAATCCATTTATTGCATTTTCTTTACAGGCGTCGTGTTACACCCCTTCGCTAGGGGTGGCCGGGGCTTCGGAAAAAGAAGAAGGGTTGGGGTGGGACTCTCGCCCCACCCCGTTCCCTCTGTTCAGACCCGATTCATCAGGTCGGCTATCGCCTCAGCAAGCGGTCCTCGTGCCTCGCCAGCGTCAAGAATCGGCGTGTGTGCTTCGTCTTGGAAACGAAGAACGCTCGCCATTTCCGAACGTGTGGCACACACGAACAAGCGCACACGGCGACGGTTGGGGTGTTCGCTCGGTGCGCCCTCGGGTTCATCTTGCCCTTCAGCGATGGGTGCTGCCCAACCGCAGGTGACGAGAGCGAGAGCGTCAAAGCCCTTTACAAGGCTCGGCTTCACGCTGTCAAGCAGTTGGTAAATGTCGTTGTGGCTGGCAAGTTCGGGATTCACGTCGGCAAGTTTGCCGTTTTCGTCAGTCGTGATACCGACGAGCATGGCACTCGGCAGGTCAAAACCAAACGATTCGCCTTTCAGGGTGAAAGCGTTGTGAACGATGTTCTCTGCGCTTTCTGTGACCTCAAGCAGGGTGGACATGGAATGTTCCTTCCTTTCAGTAGTAGTTATTAGGAACGGTGCCAGTTTACCAAGTCGCCTAGGTCATGCTACACCTGCCCCGACCCCACAAGCTGAGCCCCGTTTCTTTGTGTAGCAACCGGGGCTTAGTTGCTGGAAAGCAGAAAGGGTGGGGGTCACACTCCCCCACCCAGTCTGTCAGGCTGAGACTTGCTCGGGCTGGAACAAGGCGACCTGCCCCAAGTCACGAGGGAAGAGCCCTGCGTCGATGGATCGAGCGAGGGCCGGGTCTCGTTGCACCGAGAAGAACATCGGAAGCTTCAAGACCATTTTGCAGTCCCCGACCGAGAGAGCACCCTCTTTGTCCATGACTACCACGACGTCGTCGTACTCCGTGTAGGAGTTGAAGAGAGTGGAGCGACGGAGAGCGAGGTAGTGGTTCTGCGTCACCAAGTGGCGCACCCAGTCCTCGTAGTCATCGGGGAACGAGTCAAGGGCCGTACCTGCGTCTACGACGACGTAGCCCTGTGTCTGGTTCACCATCTCTACGATGTTGAAGTTCACCCTCTGTGCGCCTTCTGCGACGATGACTCGCACGTGGCTCTTATTCGTCAAGACCGACATAGCATCGTCGTTTAGGGCAATGAGAGTGACTGTCTCTTGCTTTTCGTTGGCGAGCCAGCAGGCGAAGCCCACTGCCGAGGTGGTGCAACCCACCCCACCTTTTACTGACTGGAACACATGAACTCTCTTCATGTTCACCCCTTTCAGGTGCTGTTGTTTGGAACGATGGCATTCTATCAAGTCGTCTAGCCCATGCTACAGCTCTCTTCCGCCACCGTCATTATTTTGTCCCTATTGCTGACAATAGTTATCCACAGGTTCTCGAGTTTTCCACAGGCTGTGGATAAACCTGTGGATTCCCAGCTGAGCCCCGGCGGGACCTAAGCCAGCGGGGCTTGGTTGGCAAGGTGTAGCATGATCTAGGTGACTCGGTATAATGGTGTCATGAAAACCTACTTCACCAATGACGGAACGTTCGGCAGTGCCAACGATGACGACATTTTCATCGTAGATACCAGCGCCTTCACTGAAGATGACTGGAACGACATCGAAGAATGTTCCGACTCTGCCCGAATGGCAATGGCGAAAGAGATAGCAAAAGAAAGAGGTGTAGCATAGCCTAGGCGACTTGCTATACTGAATACAGAAAGAAGCGAGAAGCCTCTCGCCTCTCTCTCTAACAACCTAGATGCAACCCGTCCCTCCGCAGATAAGGCTCTGTCGGCAGATAAGGCTCTCCGTGTGCTAGCCACGCGAACCGTCCTCTTCCCCGCACACCCGTCCTCTTGGCGCGATACGGCTCTCTCTAGGGAGGGGACGCCCTCGGTTAGGGAGTGGGGCGAGAGGCTTTTTGTTTTCCTAGCTGAGCCCCGGCCCTACATGGGATAAACGGGGCTTCATGGCGAAGGTGTAGCATGGCATAGGCGGCTCAGTACAATGGGAGATGTTCCAAGCAACTACTACACAGCAAAGGAAGGAACATGAGCAAGTCCCTATCGGTAAAGGTGAGTACCGCAAAACTCATCAAGGCACTGGAGTCGGCTCTCGCCAAGCGCGAGAAGGAAATCGCTGACTACGACAAGGCGCACGACGCATACACCAAAGAGCGTGAGGCGTTCATCAAGAACCTGCCGAGCCTCATCTCTACAAAGAGCCTGACTCTTTGCGACACAAACCTCAACGAGCGAGCATGGAAGTCGGAACTCCCCGAGGTCATGTTCACCTACAAGTTGAGCCCTGCCGTCAAAATCCCCAAAGCACCCGAAGCCGTGTCCTATCACGTTCGTAACGAGTGCGAGGAAATCCGCAACGCCATCGCCATTCTCAAGATGACCGATGACGAGACGGTAAGCACCAACTCCTACAAGGGCGTGGCTCAGTACATCTGAGCCACCCCAACGACCTGAGCAAGTCGCAAAACGGCTCACCCCCCCTTTTTTTTGCGTGCTAGCCGGGGCTTTCGAGTGCGCATGGGTTCGCATGGCAGCTGGAGCCCCGCCGATTATTACGAAATCTCAATAATCAGGTGTAGCATGAACTAGGCGAGTTGATAAACTGCAACTATGAAAACAGCACCTACCCCAACCGAAACTCTGGAACTCTTCGTAGAGGAGAGCCTGAAGCAGGGTTCGTCATTCTTCTCCCCCGAAACGATGGAGTTTTTTGACAGCAAGGTTCACGGCGGATTTTGGGAACTTGACCAAGACATTCCGTTTCGTGGCTACTTCATCACATCAGAGCAGTACGACGTGACCTGTGAACGCTTGTTCTCGGTTCGTTTCGCAGAAAGCCCGATCAACATTGACACGGTGGGCGACTTTCAGAGGTTTGACACCTATGAAGAGGCAAAAGCGCACATTCTGGAGATCATGCGTAACGACATGGCTGGCAGAGGTGGCTGGAGAGACTGACCATGTAGCATGACCTAGACGGTTCGCTATAATGAAATCACCTACAAGGAAGGACTACTACACATGAGCAAGATAGACCAAGTTTTGGGTTATGTACCCAAGTTTTATCAGAACGAAGCGGTGGAAATCCGTTTTCAGTCAGTGCGAAACAACGAACTCCGCTACCAACTGCTCGCCACAGTCTCGCAGAGTGGTGCGGTTATTTACACGTTGCACCGTATCCCGACCCGATCTGCCTATGCGATCTCCATGAGCAGTCTCTTTTCCAACCCCAACCCGTTGCCGATGAAGGCATACGAGGGCTGGCAGGAAGATCTCTTGGCGTGGATTACCGCCCCCAAGAACGCAAACGGACAGGACATTTACGAAATCAGCGAGGTTCTCTAATGGGTCTTGACAACATTCCGAACAAGTATCCCTGCAAGACGCAGGGAACGGCGATTATCACGCCACGCCTCAACAAAGAGGGCGAACCGATCTTGGAAGATGACGGTACTCCAATGACCGCTATTGACTGCCAAGCAACGCAGGCGAATGGCGGTTGCCCATATCAGAACGACCTAGAGAAGTCTGGTATTTCCGGTGGTGCTGTCTATGGCATTTTTGGTACTGACTGCTGGTATCGGGGGAAGTACGGAAACTACCTTGTGGAAGAACTCGGCATTTACGACGAGACTGAAGGACTCTCTTTCTACGGCGCATTGGGCGACAACTCCCACAAGCCTGCCTACGAGTGCAACCTTCTCGCCAACGCAATGGAAGAAGCCCTAGAGACATACGAGGGCGAACCAGAGAACGCCAACGAGGTGAAGGAGTCCATTGCCTACGCCATTTGGTATCTCCGTTGGGCGGCTCTCAATACCGAAGGGCTTGACTGCTGGTACTAAGCCTCTTCCGCCACCGTCAATAGTTCTGCATCACCCCACCCAAAGCCCCCACCCTGTTGTCGCTGTCAGGGTGGGGGTTTGGTGTTTTGGTGTTTCGGCGGGGCTCAGCTCTGGATCGCCCCCATTTCCAAGCCCCGGCTCGGCAGGGGGGCGAGGCGAGGTGTAGCATGACCTAGACGGGTCGCTATAATGAAAGAGTATTATCCACCAAGCAAAGGGGAAAACCCAATGAGTAAGGCACTATCCACCGCTGGAAAGCAGTACGTCGCCGCCCTTGAGGCGTTGGCTTCTGCCGAAAAAGCCGTTGCAGTTGCTAAGGAACTTTTCGCAGAGGCGGTAGCCGAAGCAGGAGTGAACGAGGTTTCTGTGGACGGCAAGAAAATCAGCATGATTAGCGCAGTTCGCAGAAACTTCATCGTGGAGAAACTGAAGGAACTGGTCAATGCGAAGGTCTATGAGACGGTCACCAAGACCGCAGTAGAGCCGAAGGCATTTGACAAGGCTCGCAAGGCTGGCGAAATCAGCGCAGAGGTTGAGGAAGCGTGTGTCACGCCCACTTCCTACACTCGCATCGTCGTAGCCGACGAGAAGGCAAGCGAGGAAGCCGTAGCGGTCTGACGAGGTTGGTGGGGTGGGCTAGTCCTGCCCCACCACTCGCAGGCGCGAGCGACGGAGTAGGGCGTTGCCGTTCTCAACGGCACGAATAAGAAGCCCGACCCGTTCCAGTTCGGCAGAAAAATCTTTTTGCCGTTTTTCTAAGCCCCGGGATCGTCTTTGAGACAGTTCATCGGTCATTGTCTCAACATGATACTACGGGGCTTCAGCTTGAGTGATTCTCTAGGTGTAGCATGACCTAGACAGGTTGGTACACTATAAGTGTCACTAAGAACTACTACAGCGAAAGGAAGTGACATGGACATTTACTGTCCCGTTTGTGGAGAGCCGTGGGACAACGACTGTCTCCACGACTACGCCGAGGAGTTTGACTCCACCTACGAAAAGGTATGGCACTCATTCCGAGACAATGGGTGCGGTATCGCCTTTGCAGAGTGGAAAATCATTTCCTGCGTAAAGCGAAATAACATGAGAACCACCTACATGAGCGCACTGACCGAAATCATGGGCGACGATGTTGATGGAATCATGTCAATGATGGAAGATGCCGAATACTTGGGCATGATGGATTAGCCGAGAGAGCCTAGCCCGTGTAGTATGGGCTAGGCTACTTGGTACAATAGAAGAGTCCCTACAGCGAAGGAGAAAAGGACATGAGTGGTTACTACCCAGCCGGCACGGACTTGTCGTACTTTGACGAGCCAAATACCTACCAAGAGGACGACTATGTTCTCAACGAAGAAGTGGAGTGCTACGAGTGCGGAGAATGGTTCACCATTGAGAAGGTGGACTATGCACTCTGCGGATTTGGTGCGCCCGAAGAGGGAACGAGGCTCTACGAGTGGTCTACAGAGGCGACTTGCCCGCACTGCGGAGACACTGCGGAGTACGGAGAAGATGGTCTCTACTGAGAGGGGCGTGGGGGAACCCGCCCTTTTCTCTTTGCCACCCGGGGCTTCAGCTCGAGGTGCAAATGCAGGCTGTAGCATGGCATAGGCGAGTCGCTATAATGATGACATGACAACGACACAGGAAGTTCCGAACGAATACAAGGTACTGGAGAAGGGCATGACCATCGCTGGTCACACGGTTCTCCGACTCAAGCGACTGACCGAGCGAGTGGTGGGCGACACCTACGCTTCGTGGATTGTTCTCTGCGAGACCACCGACCCGAAGTCCTATCACAAGTGGGTGACATGGATTGCCTACGCAAACGAGACAGGCTTCCACGCCGAGTCGGGTCACTACTTCCAAGCCGACGAGTGGGAGAGGGCAGTCGGCTCCTACGACAAGCGAGGGGGCTGGTAGTCCCAAGTTCGGGAGTCAGGGTCTCCTTCCTTTCCCACCCCTGACTCTTGCGCTCTCCCCCGTCTGGCTTTTCGTCGCTGTTTTGCCAGACGGGGTTGAGAGCGAGTCTCTTCCGCCACCGTCACTAAAAAGGTCTGCCTCACCGCACCACCCACCCCGTTGTCGCTGTCGGGGTGGGGGTCGGTGGGGTTGTTCTCTCTCACACGGGGCTTCCGGGCCGGATCTCCCCAAATCGGAGCCCCGCCGTTGGGTCGGTGTAGCATGGGCTAGGCGGGTTGGTAGAATGGGGGCATGACAAACAGCGAAGAAATCATTTGGGAAATCGTGGAAATGCTCAATGACAATAAGTACCTTGACCATGAAAGTCTTGTTGATGACATTGAGTCATGGCTTGACTGGCACGGCTTTGACCTTGTTGGGCTGAAACTTGGCAAGCAACGTAACAAGCGTTGCGTGTAGCATGGGCTAGGCGAGTCGGTATAATGACTCCATGCTAGTTCGGGGTTGCAAGATTCGGGAGAACGACGGAATCAGAGTGAACGGGAAGGTTCTCATCGTTTCGTCGGTTCAGACAGAGGAAGCGTTTGAGTCGGTCGGAATCTTCGTCAGACCGCTTGGGCGTGGCAAGGCTCACGACATTCTAGTTTTCGTCGGGAGAGACGAAATGGTGCAAATAATCAGAGACAGGAAGGGAAAATAGAAATGTTCAGAGAACCGAGCGATTCATACATTTTGCGAGAGGCAGAAGAGGCTCACGACGCTTTCGTTGAGTTTGACGAAGCCGAAATGCGATACCTGAAGTCAGACGACTACCAAGAGGCGTTGTTTGAGTTCATGTTTGACTATGACCCTGCAACGGGCATAGAGACCCCCACGGGCAAGACGGAAGAAGAGTTCCGCACCCACAAGGGTTGGAGTGGCTACGTCTACCGATTCATGGAACGGGAGAACGAACCCGATGACTACTGGAGACCCACCGACGAATAATCGGGGGAAACCTCCGTTAGAAGCCCCGGCATGACGCACAAGCCAACGGGGCTTCGGATCGACGCTGTAGCATGATCTAGGCGACTTGGTAAAATGGGGGCATGAACAACAACACAGCGACTCCCGTCCTGCAGGGGGAGATCACCAATACCTGCACCTGCACCGTGCTTGACCCTGAGACTTTTGAGGAAGTCCTAGACGAACACGGCGAACCTATCCCGACGATTGAGTGTTACGGCGATTGTTGGGAATACGCCCTAGAGACGTTCGGTATGGATACCGAAGAGATCCGCAAGGCTAACCCTGACGGTTGGTGGGGCATTGAGAATGTCCGACTTTGGCACGGCGACGTGTCGGGCTACGCACAGGCTAGGACGGTTGCCGAACTTGTGCAGGCTATGACCGTGCGTAGTTCGTGGATCATGCGCTACAGCGTGTTTCCTGACCGCATTGAGTACAACCTTGCCCACCACGACGCACCAACGGGGAGCGCAAGCGTTATCCGTCCGATGCCCGAGGATTGGGAGCCTTTCTGAAAGGTTGGGGGGTGGGGGTGACTCCACTCCCCTTCCCTTCGGGGCAGGGCCGGGGCTTCAGCTTTGGCAGCCATGCCGACTGTAGCATGGGCTAGGTTGGTTGGTATACTGAAACCATGAACAACACAGCGACACAAGCCCAAATGAACCACCTCAAGGCGATGATGAATCTTGTAGATGAGATTCTCAAGCCACAAGCCCGACCCGTCTTTCGGTACACCTGCCCCGAATGTGAGCAAGTGTTCACCGACCCCGACGAGGTTGCCTACGGTCACGATTGCGAGGTGGAATCGTGATACTTGACATTTTCGCCGTGACGGTAGCGGTGACCTCTGTCGCCCTACTTATTGTCGCAACGGTCATGACGGTTCTCTACGACGAGAACCCTGACCACGTTTACGACGACGAACTCTGAGAGACAGCCACGGGGAACCCCCGCCCCGTGGCACTCTCGCTACCGGGGCTCGGAACGGTGGGGCAGGCAAAGCGCGAAGCTGAAGCCCCGTATGCCAAAGGCAAGAGAGGGAGCCTGTCGGCTGCCCGATCCGCTTACTCCAGCGGTGACCAACCGATTAGGGTCTACCTTGTACCCTCTTCAGTCCCTCTCTTGTGACTCCAGTATACCAAGCCCCCTAGCCCATACTACACGGTGTAGCATGGCATGGGTGAGTCGGTATAATGACGGCATGACAACGACAAAATCACTCCACGTAAAGACGGACGGAACTTTCACAGAACTGTCCATGTCAAGCAACTATCAGGCAATAAACGACTTGGTTGGCGGTTGGTTCGATGCCGTTCGGGGAGAGGACTTCGTGGTGTATGTCCACGACGAGGGTCTACTCATCGAGGGGTTCGAGCCGAACGTGTTCGCCACCATGCTCACGGGTCGGGTTATCTTCGGTGACGTGGTCATCGTGGGCGCACTCAACGAGAACGGCGAGTACGACGGGGAGAACCACGACGTACCCGAAATCGTGGTGAACTTGGCGCACAATGAATGTCTCCGTGTGAACACGAGCGAGTCCTACCGTCAGCGAGTCATTGACGGACGTAACGAAATCATGCGAGACCCGATTCAGGTCTACGGGCAAAACGCAGACGGCGAGTGGGAGAGGGTCTAGGACTCTCTTCCGCCACCGTCAAAGGTTGGGGGGTGGGGGTGACCCTGCCCCCCGCCAGACTGCCCCCGCCGAAAACTTTTCTAGGGCGAGCCGGGGCTTTGCCGGGGGACTCCGTAAACCGGAGCCCCGATGGTACGGAAAAAAGTTATCCACAGGCTGTGGAAAACGGGTGTAGCATGACCTAGACCGTTCGGTATAATCATTTACATGAACAGCGACACCGCACTCAGGAATACCGTCACACTCACCCAAGAAGTAGATGCTCAGGAGTTCTTTGAGAATCTTCTCGGATCAGCATGGGAGACTTGGCATTGGTGGCACGTTGCCAAGTATGCCGATGGATACGAATGGGACAAGTACCCAACAGACCAAAACGAGCCTTTTCTGACTGTCGGGATCTGCGACCCCGATGACGACAGTGAAGAGGCAACCGTTACCAAGAGCCTCAGCCTGAACGACCTAGTGAAGGCATACGGGAAGGCTCAGGGTTACGCCCACCTCAACTGGGAAGATCACGACGCCTGCACTGGCGATGTGGTGATGCAGACCGCCGTACTGGGAGAGGTGGTCTACGGATAGCCCGAGAGGTTATCCACAGGGTGTGAATAACCCTGTGGAAAACTTCCCCTAAGCCCCGGAGCCATGAATAGACCATACGGGGCTTCGCCTCGCCAGATCCTCCGGTGAACCGATCCACGGTGTAGCATGGCCTAGGCGATTCGGTATAATGAAAGAGCAAGACAGCGACAGCCTGAAAGGGGCATGACATGAAGGTTATTTGGGACGTGAAGAAAGTTTGGCGGCGACAGGTGGCCGTCGGGCAGGCCTCCACCCTTGAGGTCGGAGACGTGATCTATGCGGGCTACCGTGTCCGTAAGGGGAACGAGTTTATCGGGATCGTCCCGAACGTCAGGCAGGCCCGTGACGCCCGATTCCGTCGGCGCAACGGGATCGCCCATGCCACGGTGCTGTCCATCGACACGGGCTACTACAGGGGCGTAAAACTCAGCCTCGGAGGGATCCCGATCCCCTGCATGATCAGCCCGACCGACGAGGTTTGCGTGGTCGGGCACGAGAGCGGAGGCCCTTGGTGGTGGAGGTACTGACCCACCGGAATGCGAACAAGTGTTCGCCCCACGCCCGATCATCGGTGTAGCATGATCTAGGCGGCTTGGTATAATGTTCGCATGACACAAATCAGCGACACCCCATTCCGTCAAGCCGTCCGTGCGATCTCTCGCCTTCCCCGTGAGTGCGAGCACGGGACAGTCCTCACGGGCGAGCGTGAGTGCCTCGCCTGCGAGACCTCTGATCCGTGGGTGCGCCCGACGACGCCCTGCACCGCCTGCGGCGAGATCGGGTGCGAGGGGCACATTTAGCCCGAAAGGGGGGTGGGGGAAACCCTGCCCCCGCCTTCGGGCCGGAGCCCCGCGCTGGCGCGAGCCCTCGGGGCTTCAGAGCTGCGCAGCCTCGTAGCATACGCTAGGCGTGTTGGTAGAATCCCACCCGATAGGCAACCGCCTGTCACGGAGTGCTAACTATGGTTAGCAGGAAGGGGTGGCACGATGGCTGGTCAGGCTATTTGCAACCGCTGTGGGGAAGTTGGCTACTGGCAGAAGGGGAAGTACGGGCGCTGGTTCCTGCGTCACGACTGCAACGCCCCTCGTGGCGGTCAGAACGAGCGCCATTCGTCGCTGGCGGACTACGCGCACCACAACGAGGAAGCGGCGATCATCAAGGCAATGGAAGACCGATACACGGACTACTACGCCGACTGAATGACGGGGAGTAGGTGCGAAAGCACCGAAACCCTCGGGGAGCCCCGTTTTTGCTTGCCCCTAGCGGGGCCTGGGCATCTGCGCCTGTAGCATGGCGTGGGCGTCTCGGTATAATGTCAGAGACATACAGCGACGCCGCGAGAGCGGCAGAAAGGGGCGGACATGTCCGGCCTGACCCACGAGGATTGTTTGGAGCACGGGTTCAGCCCGTGCGAAGGGGAGGTGAAGTTCCACGACCGCTACAGCACGCGCGGCCTGCCGGTGGAACTGGCCTACAAGAAGTTCCCGCGCTGCGACGCGCACTACGCCGCGTACCTGCGGGATTGCGCGGCCCGGGAGAAGGCCAGCGGCCGGCGCTGGTGAGATTAGGGGGCCGGGGAAACCCGGCTCCCTCTCTCTCGTCTTACCGGGCCCCGCTGGCTTCCTATGAGCAACGGGGCTTCCCAGGCCCATGCTTCCCCACCGGAATTTGTAGCATGGCATCGGCGTATTGGTATAATGTTGGCTATGGAGAAACCGAAACCAGTAAGTGAACTATTCATAGATCACACCGACGGCTTGGCCAACTATGTCTCTGATCTGGAGGCCGAACTGGAGAGGTGTCGGGCAGAACTGGCCGAACGTAACGCCCGCATTGACGCATGGAATGCGTGGGTGGAGGCCAATCGCGACGACGACAATGACGAGCCTTACGGCAACGATCCAGACCGTGAAAAGTGGGCGGCCTATTGGTCGTCTGCAATCTGAGAGAAAGGAAAAACAATGACAGAGGTGGAGAAGAAGATCGCGCAAGGCGTGAGGGCACACTTCCAGCAATGTTGGGGAATGCGCTACGAACCAACCGAATGGGAGGCTGTGCAGATTGCGCTGCAGATCCTCGCAGCGTTCGGCATTAGCCAAACCCCGACGGAAACACGCGCCTTTCTGGAGGCTTGTGGAGTCACCAAAAGCGACATGATTGACGAAATCGCTGGAGCGGACGGCATGGTCTACTGACTAAAAGCGAAGACGATTAGCCGTGTCCCATGTGGGCACGGCTTTTTGTCGTTACGTCACCAAAAATTCCGGTGCTAGGAAAATTCCGGTGGGGAGGAGGCTCTCTCGGGAGCCCCGTCGCTCGCCGTGGCGGTGCGGGGCCTTCCCCCTTCCCCAACAGGCCGACTGGCCTGCCGGGCGGGGGCTTGCCGGGAGCTAAAAATAACCCTCTTCCATCATTTCTGCCATTTCTAGCGCTCGTTCGTTGGCTTCCCATTCCGGCGTGCCGTAAGCCGGATAATCAGCCGGGCGACCCCAATCCTCCTGCGGTTCTGGCGCCCCTGCGTAACCATTGGCTGCAGCGATACCCGAACGCCATGCTCGGTCGGCTTCTGAGGCGAGACCGCCACCGGAAACCCAACTCATAACAAACTCGGCATAAACCTCGCCTGCCAGATCGAAATCTTCCTCTTCCATTCTCTGCCCCTTTCGGCTCGCTGTGTTCGGACTTGCCCTGCAAGTATACCAAAGCGCACAGGCTATGCTACAGCCGGCAGAGGGGTGAGGCCCCGCTATTCCGTGCCGGGAACGGGGCTTCGCCTGCTGATCGCCTTCGGCTGTAGCATGACTTAGGCGCTTCGGTACAATGATCGCATGACAACGAAACAGCGAGCGACACGGATTGAACACCTAGTTACCCGCGAGGGGCGCGCGTCGTCATGGCGTAGCGTTCAAGTGGGCGACACCCTTCACATTTACCACTACGCCACGAAAATGGCAGTGGTGCATGGCGGAATGCTGACGCAAGTCTCCGAAGGACGGGGATCTACTTCCGACAAGTGCGGAATGGCAAAGTTGCGCCGAGGCGCAATCCTCGCGGGGGTGCTGATCGCATGAGGCACATGAAAGCCCTTCCCCGTGGGGGATTATTAGCAAGGGGGGCGAAAGCCCCCGAGTAGGAGCCCCGGCATCTCTAGGTATGCTCAAGAGAGTAACGGGGCTTCAGCTCGAGATGTAGCATGCGCTAGACGGCTCGGTATAATGATTTCACAAGTTAGGCAATCCCGCCTAGCATGGATTGGGGAGGAGACCCAATGTCATCTGCACACTTCATCGTGGAGTTTGGTTGCTACGTGGACGGAATCCACGGAATCTACGCACCCAACTTCATTTGCGACTTCGCTCGCTCGCTCGGCTGGACTGGGAACGTCCCTAGCGAGGCTGACTGTCAGGATCGCTCCGACGATACCCACGCCGACGCTGACGAGGCGATTGAGTGGCTCAACGAGAACGTCTCGGGAGACGACGCTTCGTTCGGCTGGCACGAAGGGGGACTCTTCTACTGGAGCCACGCAGAGTGGGAGGAGGCCTGCTGATGGGACTTCTCTCTACCTACGTTGCCTACCGACTTGGCAAGCGTTCAGAGCGACGAGAGAACGCTAGACAGGCTTGCGAGGCTCAGGCTCCCACTAATAGCCAGTGCATCCACTACGATTACTGCTCGGCTCGTGGAGCCTGCCTAGAACTAACAGAATGCGAGTACGAGTGAACGTTCTTTTCTACGTATACGGGGCTTGCATTGGCTTCCCCATCGGAGTGGCTGTCGGTCTCTTCCTCCGGAAGCCCCGTCGACCCTGACGGCTTCCACGCTGTAGCATGGGCTGGGCAACTTGATACAATGAACCCATGAACAGCGACACCATCACCACCACTTACGTCCTTTGCGTTCGTTCCTACTGGGACAAGCCCAACGGAAACTCTTACTTTTCCATGCGCATCATCGGCACGGACGGAACCGACAAGGTACAGCCCATGACCTACGGACACGGGGACACAACCTACAAGCACACCGCTTGCATCATGCTTGGACTGGACTGGGAAAGCATGGACTGGGAAGAGCGCCGAGCGACCTTCTCGCTGGACGTGGCAGAGGTGTCACGGCAGAAAGACCTCCACAAGGTGAGCATGTAGCCACCTAGCCACCCACGGGGAACCCTCCCCCCGTGGAACGGCTAGCTCGAGCCCCGGTGCATCGTGCTGAGAGGCTAGCGCTGTAGCATGGGCTAGGTGACTTGGTATAATAATCACATGACAGCGACACAGACACCCGCAAAGTTCGTCTACCGTGTTCTTCCGGCAGAGACCGGATCACGCGCAGACGTGCAGATCATGATGGACACCGACGGGGACGGGGTTTACCACCCTGTAGCCACCCTCTACGGGTGGTCGCTCCCCATCTACATCGACACCGACGAGGTGACGCAGGAGGTGTGGCAGGGCCAGTAGCGCACAGGGGGTTAGCGCCAGAAGCAATGCGGCGCTAACAACTATGAGCCCCGATAGGCCGTGCTGACTTCCGACAGAGAGCATGACAGAATGTTCTGTCAGTGACCATGACAGTAGGAGAACGGGGCTTCAGCTGGATTGTTCCACGTGGAACATCCGGGGTGTAGCATGGCATGGGCGACTTGATACAATGATGGCATGACAGCGACACCGCTTCAGACGGTCGGGGTTCAGACCGTCGCCCACTTTGAGTGGGAAATCGCGAACCGCCGGAACACCATCGTCACGATGGCCAAGGCAATCGAAGGCTACGCGCTGTGCGCCCAATCGGAGGAGGTCTGCCCGACCGCCTACGAGACGGCCCACTACGCCCGAATCATCGCCCAAGAGGCCCGACAGATGGCGGCCTTTGCCGATCAGATCAGCGGCCTCATGGAGGGCCTTGAGGCGCTCAAAAAGATGGTGGATTTCATCAACTAGGCCCGGCCCGGCCCGGCCCACTCGGGTCGGGTCGGGAAGCCCGGCCCACTTGCCGAGAGCGAACTCGGTATGTTTTCGGGAAACGTACTGTCACATACCCTGACAAAACATCAGGGAAGTGGGGGGACGGGGCTTAGGCGCGAATGTTCCACGTGGAACACTGCCGGTGTAGCATGACCTAGCCGGCTTGATACAATGACAGCAAGAGAAAGGGGGCCTTATGGAAAGGCCGGAGTACCACTATCAGATCACGGTGAACGTGGCCGGATGGGTCGACGGAGACGACCCAGAGCAAGTGCTCGAAGAGGTCATGGGGCGCTTCCTCATGAAGACGCGAGAGACCCCGTGGCTCAAGAGCGTCATGGAGGTTGGCATCACGCAACGGAACCGAGGCTACGTGGCCTCGCACACGGGCAGTAGAGTGGAGGTGGGGTGATGAGCGGCGCCCAAGAGGCCGAGCGACTCAAGCAGGCCGAGCGGTGGCTGGACACCATCAGCGGCGCGGCCTTCAGGATTCACCACGAGGCCAGCGTCATCATGGAGATGGTGGCCGACGACTCGCTGTGGTCGGTCTGCGACTGGCCCGAGATGGCCGACAGGATGGCGGCCCTGCAGGCCGACTATCTCGCCCTCCAGACGGCCCTCTGGCACGCTCAGCACGGCCCGCGCTATTGGGCTGAGTCAGACGCACGAGAGGCCATGCGGCGTTCCATTGGCCTGAACGATCCGGCCTGACCCGACACAACGACCCCGGCCCGGCCCACCAAGTCGGGCCGGGGACACGGGCCGGGTTAGGGATGAGGGACAGGTATGTTTCCCCGATAACATACTGTCACATACCCTGACAAAAGATGGGTCAGTGGCAAGACGTAGCCCCGGTCATTCGTCTCATGTGCCCAATGGCATTGGGTTTCTCTAGGTTTTAGTACTAAACGTGATTTATTCTCAATACATGGGCATTTTCTTCATCGCAATCGCATCTCTGGCAATACCAAGAAAGTAGTCATACGGGGCTTCAGCTCGAGCTGTAGCATGCCGTAGGTCATTTGGTATAATCATCTACATGACAGACGGCCCCATAGACAGGTTCAAGGCCACGAGACAGCGCTCTACAGCCATACGAAAGGCAGAACGTCTTCGCCTTCATGGCTCTACAGCGACACAGGCTGAGAAGATTGCCGAGAAAGGCGAGAAGTTCATTTGCAGAGACTGCCGTGAATGGCATCCTCGCTCGGAGTTTGAGTACGTCTATAACGACGAGACCAAACTTGCGAGTCGTTGCTCTGTCTGTCGTGAGGTCAAGCGAATCCTCAACAGTAAAAAGTGGAAAAAATGAATCACGCACGGTGTTCCGCCTGCGGAGAGCAACACATTTGCACTCAGCAAAACATTTACCCCGACAACGGTCTCGTCCTTCCATATGAGACCTTCGGCTACTACGGAGGATTCAGCGACTCAATGCGAGTCCTCTTGGGGCAGCAACGCTCTAGCGAGTGGATTCTTTGTCACGATTGCGTGGTGAAGTTCCTTCGCACCTTTCCTGCATTGGCAGAGTCGTTCGGCAAGGGGCATCACCCGTGTAGCGACGACACCCCGTGTTGCGAGTTCGCGTGGAGAGGCACAGAGAACTTTGCCAAGAGGCACGGAGAGATGATTGTCAGAACACAGACCGCAGTCAGAAACGACGACGGAATCTTGTGGTGGCAAGATGACGCCCCAGAGGCGTAGTATCGCTCAGATGAACGCAACAAACGACAGCGACTTTCTGTACGAGCACTTCACGAAGATTGTCAATGAGACGCTTCCGAAAGACTCAGGGATTCGCTACGGACAGCACTACTTCAATGTTCTCAACGTAGTACGACCCGACATAGCGAATGAGATTAGGGGAACGAAGCTAGACCCGTTTCACCGAGACAGCGTGTCACCGGAGGTGGAGTCATTCGTAGCGCGTTCGTGGAGCCACTGACACAAGGGGCAGGTCACCTCGTCTAGGCGAGTTGAGACCTCAGATTCCCTTTTCAGAATGTCGCCACAAAGCGAGATGGTAGACACTCTGAGCGTTCTGCCCTCGCCCGTGAACGTGTCTTTGCAATAGAGATGGACTGTCATGGGGCGATTATACCTACTCAGAAGCGGGGCTCCGGTTAGCTCTTGGTGGGTTTTGCGACACCCATATCAAGTGACGAAAGCCCATGACCTGCGAGGCGAAAAGTGGGTCTACGTCTATCACTCCGTCAAAGAGTGACATTGTTACCGTTTCACCCGTCTCGTGGTTTTCTATGTCTGCCATGACAGGCCCCTTGGCGGGAGACGCGAGCAATGACGACAGCATTCGGTAAGCCCCATGCGCGGCCTCAAATGCGTCGCCATGCTCTGCGTCAATGCGAATCGTGACGGTGTACTTCGTCACTTTTTGCGTCTCGTTTTCTTTTGTGGCGGAAACTCTTTTTTGAGCGTGTCGTCAGAGAGTGACTCACCGATGATGAGTGTTGTCTCGTGTTTGATGATCGCGTCTGACACGATCTCTAACCCGCGCTCAGACTCGCGCAGTGCTCGTCTATTTATGCGATGACCTCGCTCGCTCATGTCGTGAGCAAGTGACACGTCACGAAATAGACATTCCTCAATCCTCTTCAGAATGGAGAGTGGCACCACAAGCTTTAGTGATGGCTCTTCATACCTCAAGAACTCAGAACCTCTCCGCCTCGTGTCCCATTGGACTTGCCGAGATAGCCA